AAGCAAAGAGTAAACAGATTAAATTACTACAAGAACGTGATAAATCTAATGAAGAACTTATAAAAACACTTCAACCAAAGTGGTATGAGAATAAATACATTTGGTTAGGAATAGGATTAGTTTTAGGAAAAATATAATGAAACCTGCTCCACTAAAAGAAGTCATCAAAAAAGAATATGTGAAATGTGCACAAGACCCAGCGTACTTTCTCAAAAAGTATTGTGTTGTACAACATCCAATGAAAGGAAAAGTACCATTTCACCTTTGGGATTTTCAAGAAAAATCCTTACAAACATTTGAAGACCATAGATTTAATGTTATATTGAAAGCACGGCAGTTGGGTTTATCCACATTGACTGCTGGATATTCTCTATGGATGATGACCTTTGGACAGGATAAAAACATATTGGTGATTGCAACGAAACAAGACACCGCAAAAAATTTAGTTACAAAGGTAAGGGTGATGCATGCTAATCTTCCTTCTTGGTTGAAACAAAATTGTGTTGAGGATAACAAACTATCCTTACGATATAAAAATGGTTCTCAAATTAAAGCGGTTTCGAGTGGAGAAGATTCTGGTCGTTCAGAAGCTCTATCATTACTGATATTAGATGAGGCTGCTTTCATCGATAAGATTGAACCAATATGGGCTGCTGCTTCACAGACACTATCTACTGGTGGACAATGTATCGCACTATCCACACCGAATGGTGTTGGTAATTGGTTTCACAAAACTTGGGTTGGTGCAGAAGATGGAACAAACGATTGGAATTGGATTAAGTTACATTGGAATTTACATCCTGAAAGAGATGATGAGTGGAGAGCAGAACAAGACAAACTATTGGGTCCTTCACTAGCGGCTCAAGAATGTGACTGTGACTTTATCACCTCTGGACAAACTGTCATAGATGGTATTATATTAGAAGAGTATAGAGAAACCCATACTAACAATCCATTAGAAAAGAGGGGTGTAGATAGTAATTTTTGGGTTTGGCAACCACCTAATTATACGAAAGATTACATTGTATCCGCTGATGTCAGTAGAGGAGATGGTAGTGATTATTCTGCGTTTCACGTAATGGATATTGAAAGTTTGGAACAAGTCGCAGAATACAAAGGAAGACTAAGTACAAAAGATTTTGGGAATATGTTGGTGAATGTAGCATCAGAATATAACAGTGCGTTACTTGTTATTGAAAACAATAACATTGGGTGGGCTACGATTCAACAAGTAATAGATAGAGGTTATGAAAACCTATTTTATACAAGTAAAGATTTACAATATGTAGACACAGAAAAACAAATAAACAATAGATACAGAACTCAAGACAGAAATATGGTGCCAGGTTTCTCTATGACAATGAAGACAAGACCTTTAGTAATTGCTAAATTAGAAGAATATTTTAGAGAAAAGTCAGTAATTGTTCGTTCAAATCGATTAATTGATGAGTTGTTTGTATTTATATATAATAACAATAAAGCCGAAGCTATGCAGGGTTATAACGATGACTTAGTGATGAGTTTTGCTATTTGTCTTTGGGTAAGGGATACTGCTCTGAGATTGAGACAAGAAGGTATAGACTTACAGAGAAAGACATTAAGCGGTGTAGCATCACAAATGTTACCGCAACTTCCCACAGAGAAGAAAGATACTTGGGAAATGGAAGTTGGCCCTAATGGTGAAAAAGAAAGAATAGATTGGCTTTTAGGATAAGGAAATAAAATGGCAGATACAACATTATATGGAAGATTAAAAAGACTATTTTCTACAAATACTATCGTAAGAAACGTTGGTGGTAGGAAACTAAAAGTAGTCGATACAGGCAAAGTTCAGGCTGTAACACAAAACAGTTTGGTAGACAGATTCCAAAAATTGTACTCAAACATGCAGAACTATGGGTATAATGAATTATTACAAGTTCAACAGTTAAGGCTGGGTTTGTTTAGAGACTATGAATCTATGGATAGTGATGCTATAGTTGCATCTGCATTGGATATTTATTCAGATGAATCTACAATGAAGAATGAGTATGGTCAGGTTCTTGGTATACAAACTAAGAATGCAAATATTCACGATATACTACACAATTTGTTTTACGATATCATTAATATCGAGTTTAATCTCTGGCCTTGGATTCGTAATATGAATAAGTACGGTGACTTTTTTCTAAAATTGGATATATCAGATAAGTATGGAATAACAAATGTACAACCATTATCACCTTATGATACAGCGAGATATGAAGGACACGATCCAGAAAATCCACAATTAGTTCAGTTTGAATTTATTCCACAGCAAACTTCAGGTGCGGTAGGTTCAAGACATAGAGAAAGAAACAAAGAAGCAACTATGTATGAAAATTATGAAGTAGCTCATTTTAGACTCCTATCAGACTCTAACTATGTTCCTTACGGTCGTTCTATACTGGAAGGTGGTAGAAAAGTTTGGAAACAAATGACATTAATGGAAGATGCTATGTTGATTCATAGAATTATGAGAGCACCAGAAAAGAGGGTTTTCAAATTAGATATTGGTAATATACCGCCAGCAGAAGTGGATAACTTTATGCAACAGGCAATCAACAAAATGAAGAAGGCTCCTGTTATTGATGAGAAAACAGGCGATTACAACCTACGATATAACATACAAAACCTTACAGAAGATTTCTTTCTACCTGTTAGAGGAGGAGATAGTGGAACGGGTATAGAATCCTTACCAGGTTTAACATATGAAGCTACAGAGGATATAGAGTATTTAAAAAATAAAATGTTGGCATCGCTTCATGTACCGAAAGCATTCTTAGGATATGAAGAAGGATTGGGTTCGAAAGCTACGTTAGCTGCCGAAGATGTTAGGTTTGCCAGAACAATCGAAAGAATTCAAAGGATTGTAGTTAGTGAACTAACTAAGATTGCTGTAGTTCATTTGTATGCTCAAGGTTTTCGTGACCAAGAGTTAGTTGACTTTGAACTCAAACTTACTAATCCATCTACAATTTATGAACAAGAAAAGATTGAATTGTGGAATAATAAGGCCTCACTAGCTGACTCTATGATGAGAGATGGTTTAGTATCATCTGAATGGATTTACAAAAATGTATTCAATTTTACTGATGAACAAATTAAAGAAAACGATGAACAAATTATTTTTGATTACAAAAATAAATTTAGAAGACAACAGATTGAAGCTGAAGGTAATGACCCTGCAAAAAGTGGACAATCACAAGGTACACCATCTGATTTAGCAATGGGTAGAAGTGGTCATGAATTAGACGATGAAGGTGGTTCACCTGAAGGTGGGTTTGAAGGTGCAGGAAGACCTGAAGAATCAGATAAATATGCTAAAGATAGTGGTGCACGTGGGAGAGATCCATTAGGTTCACACGATATGAAAAAGGCCTATAGCACACAATCTTTAAGTAAATTTGAAAATTTATTCAAAAAGTTAGATAAAGATTCATATAGACTATTGAATGAGAGTAATGAGGTAGAAAAAGAATATAAGTCCGAAGTGAATTCTCTTAATACTAATAAAAATTAAGAAACTTTATATTTATATATGACTTATAGTATAACGATTGGAGTTCGTAATGAGTAATAAAATAAAGCATTCGAAAATAAAGAATACAGGTATTCTTTTTGAGCTTTTAACAAGACAAATAACTGCAGATATATTATCTAATAAAGAAGGAAATGCAGTTAATATCCTTAAAAACTACTTTTCACCAAAAACACAACTTGGTAAAGAGTATGAACTATACAAAGTTTTAACAACTCAAAGGTATAGTAACGAAAATAAGGCAAATCACCTTATAGAAGCAGTTTTAAAAACATACACAAAGATAAATAAAAAACAGCTTAAAAGTGAAAAGTATAATCTTGTTAACGAAATAAAAAATAATTATGATGTTAATGAATTTTTTATGGCTCGAATCTCCAATTATAAACTCTATGCTTCTGTTTATAAATTGTTTGAAACTATAAATATAGAAAGTCCTGTTGACGAAACAGAAAGTAGATATACTATTGTTGAAAATATCACTAAAAAAGAAGTCTTAAAGAAGAATAAAGAAAATAAGGTTATTGAAAACCTCAAACAACAGGAAAAAGATTTAAGACTCCTTACATACACTGTATTGGTAGAAAAGTTTAATAAAAAATACAAAAATCTTAATGAGGAACAAAAGAAACTTCTAAGAAAGTTCATACATAACGTTTCTAACACAAACGCACTCAAAGAATTTGTAGAAAAAGAAGTAATTTCAGTCAAAAAACAACTCCAATCGTTCCTACCTGAAATTGACGATAAGGTTACAAAAATAAAATTGAAAGAGGCAATCAATCAAATATCAAGCCTGACAAAAGGTAAATTGGTAGATGATAAGCAAGTTGTGAAAATGATGCGATACTATCAACTTTTGTCGGAGTTAAAGAATGTCACTGGATAAACTAAAAGAGTTCATAAGAGAAATTATCAAAGATGAGTTAGAAGAGGCCTCTACCTCTGCTGCTACACCTGGTTATCAGACTCCTATGGCGTTTAGTGGTGGTAGAAAGAAAGATAAAAAGAAAAGAAAAGATATTGCTAATGCAGCTGGATATGATGTCGTTAAAGAGGGAAGATATCATGACTATAGAAACGATGAATCACTTACACCGAAACAAAAGATTGGTCGTTCTATGAGAGAGATTAGGGATAGTCTCAATGAGTTGAATAAATTAGTAAAGATGAATGTTCGTCTTAAAAATGAATTGAATGTGGATTCACGTTCCTATTGGAAGAATACACATAAAGCTTTGAACAAAATAAGTGAGAGGTTAGTAAAACTAGCAAATAAAGTAGGTCAGTTACAGTAACTGGAGTCACTATGCCGTTTGAAGATAAAAAGAAGTCCTATATGGACACTCTTTTTAGTATTTCAACTTTGCTTAAAAGATGGCAAGTAGAAATACAAAATAAAGAGATAGACAAGAATTATATGATTAGGAGACTTAATCAATGGATAGAACAATTGGAAAGTCTGAAAACAGAAATAATGATGGAGAAAGACTAATGAAAATATTAGATTCTTACAAAGAAATGATGTATCAGTTCATCAATGAGGCTGACGATAATGAAGGAGAAGGCCGTATTGATATGTCAGATCCTGTAATGCAGAAGAAGGGTTGGTACAAAGACAATCCAGAACTGACTGTAGGTGGAGTTCTCAAACAAGGAGAGAAACATCCAGCTTATGATGATGCTAAAAAGGAAGTGGAGAAGGCAAAAGGTAAAGATAGTGGTGCAGACGATGCTGGAAAGCTATCTGGTAAGTCAGATTTTTCTAGAGATGGTGGTGACGAACCAGATCCAATAGGAGATAAGGGTGATGTTCCAGTTGGTGAATTGCCAGATAGGTCGTCAGAATTACCAAAAAAGACAGCAAAACAACAGAGTGATTTTGAAAAGAAAAGAGATGCTATGTTTAAAAAAGCAAGAGGGGGTGCAGAAGATGATGTCAAAGCTGATTTAAGAAAAAACCCTGAGAAGTTAGATGATATGAGTGCTGAAGAGTTAGAAGATGTATTTCCTTCGCATGAGGAATATATGGAATTTGAAACTCTTAGAAATCAAAAAGTGCTCAAAGATAGACATCCAAAACTTCATAAATTAGCATCACAATCCATTCAAGCTAAACAAGAATTAGAGAGTTTAGAAAAAGAACTTAAAGATAAATTGGGAAGTGGAGAGTTTGCAGATCCTTTTGTAAAAGGTAAAGAAGATCCAGAAGGTAAAAAGAAATTTGAAGATCATCAGCAAAAAATTAAAGACGCAGAAGAAAAAATGGAAGATGCCAGTCTTGAGGTATATTACTATCAACAAGACAACGCTAATGCATTAGATGGCGATGATATACCATACGATGTTGAAGATTTAGTTAGAGGTGAAGAAAATAAAAAAGATGAATCGATTAAAGTAATCAATGGAAAAACATACAAACCAATCAAAGAAGGAAAGAAAAAATCTAATCCTCGTATATTAAAAGAGATTTATGATAGAACATTTAGGAGTCTAAAATGAAACAATTAATAGTAGATTACCTACCATTTGAAGTAGGGCCCGACCAAATA